CCCCGTGCCCGCGACCGCACCGCCCGCGCCACCAATGACCGTGGTTGCGCAGGCAGAGCCGGCGCCGCCGATCTTGTTGAGGGCGCCGCCGACCCGCGCCGCCGTTGCCGTGGCGCCACCCGCCGGGGCGACGACATAGACATCGGCGCCAGCGGTGTCCGTTGCCGCCGCGTTGGTCGGCGCCGAGCCCGAGCCATACGCGAGGCTCGCCACGCCGTTGATGGCCAGGGCGGGAACGTTGGCCGCGAGCTGATACCAGCCGGTATCGGTGTCGCCCGTGAAGGTCAGCGACGGCAGCGCGGCCGTGCCCGCCGCCAGGGACAGAACGCCGCTCACGGCGAAGTCCACGGCCGCGCTCGCCGTGGCGCTCGGGGCCGCCGCGACAATCCACTCACCGCCCGCGAACACCACCACGACGTTCGCCGCCTGTCCCACCGTCGCCAGCGTCACCGCCGCCGAGGTCTTCACGGTCAGCGAGAACCCGCCCGTACCGCTGTTGTAGATGAGGTGCATCGCACCCTTCTTCGACGCCGCCGGGGCCGGCAGCGTGACCGTGCGCGTGCCCGTCGACGGGTTGAGAATGAGGATTTCCTCGTGCGTCGGAAGGATGCTCACGTTCGCGGTGATGGTCGCGATGTTCGCGCCAGCACCACCCATCGCGAGGCGACGGTAGAACTGGAACGGAGTGCTCGACTTGATGCCGGCCGCTGGGAGATTCGCCATGGTCGTGTCCTCGATGGTGGTGGTGCGTCCTTCGGCGTGGCCGCCGTGCTATCGGTCGTGCTTCCGCTCGTATTGCTGCGCCGTCTCGCGTGCCCGATCGGCGGCCTGCCGCTCGGTGAGCCCGCCTTGACGGAGCGTCGACTTCATCTCTTCGACCGCGGCGCGTGTCCGCTGGTCTTCGCCGCCGGTGACCTTCTCGGGCATGTCAGAACCCCGCTTCTTTCTTGAGCTTCGCCTTGAGCAGCCCCTTCTTGTCGGGCGCCATCGACTTGAGGTCCATCTTGCTCATGTCGACCGGTGCGCCGGCCTCTTCGTCCGACTCTTCTGGCGCGTTCGGATCGCCCTCGCCCGCCAGGTGGTCCTCGGTGATGTAGACGATGTTGCCATCGACATCCGCCATCTCCCAGGCCGCCGCCGGCGCCTTGAGCGTGTAGTCGACGCCATCCACGGTGACCGCATCCCCAGCCTGGTGCTGGTAGGTGATGTCGGATGCGGCGGATGATGGCTTGGCGTCGAACGGCATGGGGCTATTCCTCGTCGGGGCGGAAGGTGTCGAGCTCGTCGATCACGGGTTCGGGGATGAAGGCGACCGGGCGAGCGCCGCGGGCGGCCTTCGGGGCGGCGAGCCCCTTGAGGGCCTTCACCATGGCGGAGATTTCCGCCTTCATCGCGGCGAGACGGTTGACCTTCGCCTCGGTGTTCATCGGCACCATCTCCATCGCCGAGAGCTGGGCCTTCTTCTTGGAGATCACGATGTCCGCGATGCTGCGGTCGATCTTCACGATGTCGGCGTCAACGAGGTGCTGACGGAAGGCGTCGTAGGCCTTCATGTCCATCCGCCAGACGACCTCGCCCGCCGTCTCGACCGGGGACTCGCACCACAGCAAGTAGTACCGCCCCGTCGATCCGAAGGCAGGATTCGTCGCCGGCACGGCGGCGATGTAGTTCGCGAACCCGCCCTTGGTGACCGAGGCGCCGAGCCGCGGGTCGTTCGGGTCGATGCAGACGCAGGACTTCCGGCGGTAGATCGACCGGACAGCTTCCGGGTCGGTCACACCCTGGTCGTCGTAGTTGTTGAGTCCGCGCTGGAAGAAAATGGGCGACAACACCGGAAGCCACTTCCCGCCCTTGACCTCCCACGCGAACGGCTTGGCGATGAGCTCGAAGCGGTTATTGATGCGCTCGACGGGCAGGTAGTTGCGCCGTGAGTCGCTGTTCGCGACCACGGGCTCGGGACGGAAGAAGACGCTCTCGGTGCTCATGGGGTCCTGTGGGGCGTCCCGACGACTGGGGCGCCCCGTGGGATGGGTGACTACGCGACCACGCTCACGATCTGCACGCCGCGGGCGTCCTCGACCTCGGCGACGCCGGGGTAGTAGTGGCAAATCCAGGTCCGCGAGCCCTTGGCTTCCGTGGACAGATCCTGGCAGATGACCGCCTCTTCGCCCGCGAGGGTCTGCGGGTTGAAGGCGTACTGGCGGATGAAGTTGGCGACCGGCGCCTCGGTGAAGCCGATCGCGCCCTTGCCGACCATCATGCCGCTGTAGTCGAGGCTCGCGTTGACCTTGGGGACGCTGGCGTGGGTGCGCATGTTGATGCCGAACCACTCCATCTGCGTCGCGCCCATGTCCTGCGCCTCGAGCGCCTTCTGGGTCGAGTCGGCGCGCTGGAACGGGGTCGCCGTCTCGCCGCGCAGCGATGCCTGGAACTCGCTGTACTGCTTCTGGTGCAGCACGCAGTTGTACGGCTTGGGCACCAGCGCGCGCTGGAGCTCGAACATCGCCAGGTACACGGCGTCGACCGTGAGCGCGGTCAGCGTGGTGCCGGTCGCGGTGTTGCTGGTGAAGCCGCTCGAGAGCGCCGAGATGAGGCCCGACCGGTAGTAGACCAGCGACTTGACGAAGGACGACACGATCTGCTCGACCTCCATCTCGCCCGTGATGAAGGCGAGGTCGGTCACCGAGCGATACAGGTTCGCCTTTGCGACCGTGATCGTGGCGTTCGCCGTGGTGAAGTTCACCACGCTCGGGGCGGTATCCTCGCCCGGCACCGAGAAGGCGTCGACCGGCTGAATCTGCCGCAGCTTCATCGCCGCCGAGCCCGCGCCGCCCGTGAACGGGAAGTAGGTGGCGACCTCCTTGAGGTCCTGCGTCTCGTGCAGGAGCTCGATGAAGGACATGTTGAGGTACTTGCTGATACCGAGGTCGGTATTCAGGCTGGCATAGGTATCGGCGGCCATCGGCGCGCTCCGTGCATGGGTGGGTTGTCGTCGCCACCCTCACCCGTAACGTGGGCCGCCGCCTGGAAGGGGCGCGTGACGTGCGCCTGCCGATGTGGGGAGCCTACCCCTCGTCTGTTGTCGCGTCAAGGGCGGTCATACTCGGCGTCCCGGGAAGACCTGCGCCTTGAGCTTCTCCTTCGCCGCACGCCATTCGGGCGAGCCGGGCTTGCCGGTGATCTCCGCTGCGCGCCCCGTATCGCCGGGCGTCCGCTCCACGACCTTCGGCTGGGCCGGCTTCGGGGCGGCCTTAGCGGCCGGCTTGCCCTTCGCGGGTGCCGCAGCCGCCTCGGCCGGCTCCTCGGGAGCTTCGGCGTCTGCGGCGGGCGCGTCGATGCCATCGCGCACCGAGCGGCGCATCGCGGCACGCAGCACCTTGTTCGTCTTGCGGATATCACCGTACCACGCACGGAACTCGGGCTTCGCCTGGCCTTCGGCGGGCTGCACGCGGCCATACAGGCTGTCGACGTAGTCCATCATGTCGTCGAGGTCGTCGGGCGGGACCTTGTCGGCCAACAGCATCTCTCGGTAGTCCGAGCGGCGCACCTTCTCCTCGAGCTCGGCGAGCTTGCCGTTCGCCTCGGCCGTCGCTGTCTCGATGGCCGTCGCCATCTCGGTCTTCGCCGCCTCGGCCGCCTCGCGCAGGCTCTGGTTCTCTGCCTGGAGCTCGGCCAGCTTCACGGTGAGGTCGTTCTTCTTTGCGATGAGCTCGGCGAGGCGGCTGTCGAGCCCCTTCTGCTCATGGCCGCTGATGCCGTTCAGATCTTCCGTGGTGCCCATGGCGTCCTCTTAGTTGGTGGGTGCGGTGCGGCGCGAGGTGGCGCCGGCGACCATGCCGATGTCGGTCGCAGTCATTGGATAGAGCGCGTTCATGCGCGCTACGTCGTCGAGCTTCTGGCGCGCCTCTTCGGGCGAGCAGTCGAAGAGCTTGGCGGCCAGATCTACCTTCGACTTCAACCCCATCGCGACGAGCTGCACATCGCGGCCCAGATCGACCAGGAACTCATCCGTGCTCATCTCGGGCAGCTGATAGTCCACCCGCCATCCCTCGGTCGGCAGCAGGTTCGTCCCCGACTCGTCGCCATAGAACTGGTTGTGCATGCGCGCCAACAGCCCGAAGAACCGCTGGTCGGCGTCGCGGTACGTCGGGATGTACGAGAGCGCTTGCTTGCGCTGGGCGCTGCGCTTGAGCTGGATGCTCACGCCCGACTGCGGGCTGCTCGACTGCTCCACGTCGGCCGGATGTATGCCCACGTTGTTCAAGATGGTCGCCTGCTTGGCGAGGATGCTCTCTCCCATCGTCTTCGCGTCGGCCGGCTGGAGCTGGCCGACCTTGCCGCCCGCGCCGTCGTGGCTCTTGATGCGCAGGATGCTGTTCGGAGCCAGCTCGATGGTGTCGGGCGGGTTCGGCAGCGGGCCATTGATCTGGTCCGCGATGCCCGTGCCCGGCACGTCGGCGTCCATCATCCACCATTGCGGCCAGCTGTTGTTGCGCAGGCAGACCCCCCACATCGTCCAATGGATGGCGATGTCGAGCGTCCCGTGGATGAGCTCGCTGCCCCAGTAGGGGTCGAACGTGTCGCTCGTGTACCGCGCGCGGTAGAACGCCCACGGCAGATACGGCCCGGCGTCGTCGGTGTACGGGTACACGCCGGTATCGTCGGGGTACACGACTAGCGTGAGGTTCTTGCCCTCGCCGTCGACGACCTCGTGGACGGGCGCGTCTGGGTCGCTGATGTCCCACCGCTCCCAGGCGTCGATCTTGTCGATCTCCCCCTTCTCGTTGATGACCTCGAACACCCTCGACCAGCGGATGGCCGTCGGATGAGACGTGTCGCCCGTCGTCGCGTCCACGCAGAACTCGTCGGGCGTGATGACCTTCAACTGGAGCCCGGCCTCGGTCGCCTGCACGAAGAACATGCACTCGCGCATCGCCACGAGCTTCCGGTTCATCTCCTGCTCGAGCGCGCACAGGTGCGTCGTCTCGACCAGGTCCGTCCAGACGAGCTCGGCCGGCGAGCCGGGCGGCATCGCGTCGTTGCTGACGGACGAGGGCGAGTCCCAGAGCAGCGCGATCTGGTCCACATAGCTGTTCAACAGGTTCACGCTCATCGCCGGGCGGCCCATGTTGTTGACCTGGTTCAACCCATACTGCTCCTTCATCCGCCACAGAATCTCCATCTCCCAGGTGCCCTCTTGGATGTTGCGACGCAGACGGCTGTGGACCACGCGCGCCTGCTCCTTGTCGTCGGTCGGCATCGGCATCGGAGAGTCCTACGGGAGTTGATAGCGTTGGGCAGTAGTCGCCGAGCGAGGCTGAAGTAGCTCGAGCGGCTGGTGGGAGATGTAGCGTAGCGCGTCGAGTGGATGCTGGAGATCTGGGTCCTTCGCCCCGCCACGGCTATGTCGCAGCGCCTTGATGAGCGACACGCACCCCGGGTGCACCCAGAGCTGGTGCCGCAAGAAGCTTGCGTTCATCAGCTTCTCACCCCAGTCGACACTGCCGGCCACCTTGTTCGGCTTCTCGATGCGGAAGGACAGCTTGTGGTGGCCCGCCTCCTTCGCCAGCGCCATCGCCAAGAGCTCGTTGACCTTCTGTCCCGCCCCGAGCTTGCCGGCGCTGTTGATGTCACCGACCCATCGGCTCACTTGGTGTACGTCGTAGCCCCGGCGCATCAGCATCGTGCGAATGGCCCGCGCGTCGTCGGTCGGCGTGGTGCTCGTGGTGTTCACGACCTCGTCGAGTGCCCAGATGCCGCGCTGGCTGTAAGCCACCAGCACCGCGACCTGCCGGCCGACGCCCTCGCCGTGGTCGATGCCGACGCCGAGCCGGATGCCGGTCGGGGACGGCGTGGTCGGGTCGATGAGGCACGTCGAGTCGAATCCCGTGAACGTGCGCTCGAGGGTAATGCCCTCCCAGGCGCCGAGGATCTTCTGGTCGTAGCTGTCGGGAAAGGCCCGAGCCTCTTCAATCCAGGCGTCGACCTGGTCGTCCGAGTACCAGGGGCACGCCTCATGGGACAGCGGGACGACGTGCTGCACCCATGCCGATCTCTCTGCCTCGACCACCGCGCGCAGGTACTCGACGGGGCGGCCGATGGGCGTGGCCGTCTGCCAGACCCAGCCATTCCGGCTCATGGTGCGGGTCAGCGCCTCCACGAAGATGTCTGGCGGTTGGACCTCGTCGAGCCATACGCCGTCGAGGTCCGAGCCCGCGTGCGTGATGGCCCGCTGGTCGCCAGACCGGATCTCACACGTCGATCCGTTCCGCAGAACGATGAGCTGGTGCGTCCACCCGTTCTCCATCGAGAAGCGGCACGTCGGCGCGAGTTGGCTCGGCGGCAGGAACTCGTGCAGGTAGCGTGACACGACCGACGTAGACTGCTGGAAGGACACGCCCACCGCGCGATATCGACCACCCGGCTTCGCCAGCATCTTCTTCGCCAGCTTGGCCGCCGCGTGCTTCGTCTTGCCCGTCCGGTTCGCGGCGCGCACGAAGATGCGCGGCGACTCGTCCTCCATGAAGGGCAGCAGCGATGGGGACGGCTGGAACAGCATCAGCCGCCGGTCTTGCGCCGTCACCGCGATGCGGGCGATGTCGACCACTACTGCGCGCCCTGGGTGGCGAGCCCCGCCAGCGCCTCGCGCAGCACATCAGCCGGCAGCGTACGCAGGGCCGCCACCAGGTCGTCGCGCGTCTCGTACGAGGTCACCGCCGGTGCCGCGATGGCCTCGGCCGCCGCGATGAGTCGGGCCTCTGTCTCGAGC